CGAAGTAGTAGCTAATCTGTTAGCATCAGTCGTAACCGCGAAACTAGCATAAGTAACTGGAAAAGTGCCCACATTCGTTAAAAATGCAGTGTCTCTTACATTTGTACCTACAGTAGTTCCTGTATTTACTTGTATCGGTCCTGTTGTAATAGGTCCCGAAAAGTTTGTTTTTGCCATGATTATAATCCTCCTAGTTTATGTAGATCTAGTCTCTAGGCCGTCGACTATACGCGTCTAGATCTAATTAATAATTGTATAGTATCTAATCTATACCCCAAATTTAAATTTGGCGCAAGTGATCCTGTGGCTTTTGTATGATTTTGTAATAGCGCTTAAGTGGCTATCGAAACTTCGGCCCTGGCTTCGTTTATTTTGGTTTGAAGCGTTTGTTCTTCAAACTCTTTGGCTATGATTTCTTTAATAACATCCTGGATTTTTTTATTAATCTCAATCATCCTGATATTATGCTTCCCGTCCTTCAGGAGCTCCTGTTGCCTCTCTAGTTCCAAGGACCTCTTTGTAGTGTATTGGTCTTCGGTCATCTGTAACCTCCTCATAGGTTATCCATTTACCAGTTTTACTGGTAAATCCATCTTTTTCGAACTTTACCTCATTTTTTCCTAGTTTGTCAAGGATTGATTTTTCAATATCTATAGCACTATCTTCACACTGGACATTAAAGTCAGCATAATAGCCATGATATCGAATCTGTACGCGGAAGTTTTTCATAGGTAATTTCTATCTTTATAAACGAAATGAGGCGGTTTTGAGGCCGCCTCATTAATTTGTTTTAGTTGCTATTACGCACCTGGTGATCCGAAGATACCACGCCAGTCAGACCAGCCGAAGCTGTATCTTTCTCTAGCTTTGTATCTAACGTTACCAGTTTCAAAATCGCCTTCCATAGCGGTTTTGATTGGTGCTCTAACAAAGTGTTTTAGTCCATTAGGAACATCTGTTTTAACGAACCATGCGTCAGTATCTGTTAAATAGTGATTAACCACATAACCTTGTGGAATCACATTCATAGATACAACAGCACTGATATCATTATCAGCTGTTCCAGTTCTACCGACAGATTTTAATAATCTTTCAGCAGTAAATTGAAGCGCCGAAGGAACAACCATTTTTCTTCCTTGAGCTGCAATTTTTAAACCTCTTTCATCAGTTAGCGCTGCAATGTCAATCATTGCTTGCTCTAATGAAGTTTCGTTTAAGTCTGCTGCAGTTGATAGTTCATTTTGTTCTGTACCAGACACAATTACGTGTGCTGTTGAACAAAGTTCTAAACCATCTCCGCCAGTGTATGAACTGTTAAACGCTCTATTGAGAACGTTCGCTGCTTTAACTTGTTTAGCATTAGCCATTGAACGTGCTAGTGCTTTTGTATAACGAGACGCAAGTCTGTCATACAAATTGTCTTCAATCGCTTCTTCAGTAATTGAAAACGCTAAAGCAAGTGTTTCATGCGTATAACGAGCCGTGAAAGTTTCAGTTGCCGCGTCGTAGTTGACACTTGAACCTTCAGGTTTTACACCCGCATTTCCGAATCCAGATAACATAACTTCTTCTTCAAAAGCTCTGTCTGAATTTTCTGTATCGAAAATTTGTGAGTGTTCGTTAGCGTAGTTTTTGTACTCCAGGCCAAATAGTGCATTTAAACCTGGCTCTAGTTCCTTAACTAGTTGTGCTCTTGATATTGCCATAATTTATACTCCTATATACCTGTTGCGAATGTAAATACATTCTCACCAGTTCCACACACAACGTACGCGTTACAGTTAGCTGTACTCGTATCGCTGTTATCGGGATCTTTCGATATTCCGACTTGTTTAAGTCCTGAAGCAGTAGTAGTAAATGTAGATGTATCTAGTTCCTGAGTCGATTGACCAGTAGTAGTACTTCCACTCGTACCTACAAAGTTCCCTGAAGCAAAGTTCAGAGCTGCTGTGCCGGTTTCATCGTGTTGTGCTTCAAACACAATGTCTGGGTCCATATATATGGTAGCTACTATGTCAGCTGCTGCTGTGCTAGCTGGATAGTATGCTTTCCATGTTGGTTTACTTGTTGTTGGGTCGGTATAAAACACACCGCCGAAAACACCTGCTTGTTGCACGTCTCCGACTGTTGCTGCTTCAACACCACCCGCTGTTACTGCTTCAACTACTTGACCAGTATAAATTGCTGTGTCGTAGTTATTAGCAATATTAGCTTCTTCTGCTCTGATTTGTCCACCTGTAAGAGATCTTACAGGTCTGAAACCAAAAGCTGCGTCTTGATTTGCCATATTTTTCTCCTAATGTACCTGCCCCGAAGGGCCTCCAGTACGTTTTAATTTAATTCGTTGGATTTAGGAATCGCTAATAAATTAGTTTTTCTTTGTTCCACCGAAGGTTACACGAGTCTGCCTCTCACTATTGATAGGCATACTTGGGTGCTGATCCTTCAGAAGATCATTATCAATCGCGTCGTCTTTGTCTTGAGTTATTTTATTAAAATACTCATCGCGCGATTTAACAAGCTCTGTCGATATCCTAGCCAGCAATAGGCCGCCAACTCCAATGACCCCTTTGTATTTTCCTTCGCTCAGTACTGGATAATCTTGACCTGGATATTCATCAGCTCTTACAAGCTCGTATCCTGATCTTAATTTGCCTGCCATGTTCTTTGTATCATCAAAGCCCATTGACTCGGCTCTTATCCACCTATGATGGTATCCATCTGGTGCAAGGGGTGCATCTAAAGATGATGGTGGAGTCCAAACTGTTTTTCGAGAAGTTTTTTCTCTTGTTTGACTCGCACGGGAAGTTTTTATTTTATCTGTACTCATATGCTTTACGCCTCCTTCGTGAATTGTTTTTGTTTCGCATATTCTTCAAGTGGCACACCTAATTTTTTAGCGATTGCTACCTCTGAGGATGTGAGTCTCACGGTGTTGCGACCAGGTCTAACACTTCGCGTCGCTGACGCTACTGTTTGTGTAGGTTTAGTCGATTCCTTAATTTCAGTTTTACCAAATTTATGCGGAAAGTCAAGTTTCATTCTACGATCTACTTCAACATAATACTCATCTGTATTTGGGTCAAACCCCTCTTGTTCTGTTAGTTTTTTGTGTAAATCAAAAGCAGTATATGTCATTGCTGAATCTGCTCCAAACCACGGATTTTTTTCAGCCCATGCTTCTGCTTTTGGGTCTGCTGGAGGTGTTTGTAAAGATTGATCTAAAGAAGGTGTTCCTTTTGACAGTTTCATCCTCTCTTTAGTTGCTTCAGCTTGTGCTTTTAAAGCAGTAACTCTTGCTTCTTCAACACCAATTTGAGCAATCATTTTCTGCGCGTCTACTTCCGCATTAATATCATTTGCTTCTCTTGCTGCTGCAAGTTTTGCTTTAGCTGCTTCTAATCCAGCTGTAACCTTATCCTCCATTGCACTAACATAATTAGGTTCTAATGTTGTTAGTCTATTTTTCAATTTAGAAAGTTCTACTTGACCACCTCTGGCGTAATTTAAAGCGGCTTCTTTTTGCCTTTCAGCTTCTCGCCATTTTTTAGTTAGTTTAGAAATTCTTTTTTGAACACCTTCACTATATTGTTCTAGTTCTTCTTTTTTTTTTCTTCTTTTTTCTCTTCTACTTTTGTTTCTTGTTTCTCGTCACTTTTTTCTTGTTTGCTATCCTGAACATCAGACTTGACATCAGATTTCTCAGATGTGTCATCGGACTTAGGACTGTCTTGAACAGTTTCATCTACAACCTCTACATTTTCTGTTACTTTTTCTTCTGGAAGCTCAACGTCAGCTCCAGGTCCTGAAGTATCTATATCTACTGTTTTTTCTTTGTCTGGCATAGTATCCTCCTATGATTAAATATTATGAAGTACGGATTCTGGATTTTGAATTTTACCCAAAACCTCATCATCATTTAATAAACGTACTTCACCGCCTTCGATGGGTAGTCTTGATCCTGCGTATCTTGCAAAAATAACCCAATCACCTTTTTTGCACCACGGTCCCGTTGGATATTTTTCTTTATCATGATAGGCTAACGGTCCTACCTTTAAAACGTAGCCACAATTTGTGGCAATTCGTAATTTCTCTAATGATTCTTGCGCAATTAAAATTCCACCTTTAGTTTTTTCTTTAGGTGTAAATGGCAAGACTAAAAGTCGCCAGCCACTAGGCTCTGGCAACTGTTCTTTTTGCTTTTGAATATTTTCTGGATTTAGAGGTTCTCTTTCCTCTGATGTATACTTATCCGTTAAGGCGTCCCTATGTTTTGGAACGTCCTTTTCCGATGTTGACAACATTTCCTTTTTCATCTTTTTGCTCCTTAGCTTTTAGCAGGTTAGAGATTTCCTGAAGCGCGTATTGATATGCACGTGCTTGTCCTAACATATAGTTGTATTTCTCCATATTGTCAATACCACCACTAATCATGGTATCTCCAACACGTTGGAGATTTTCCTGTAATAATTTTTGTAATTTAGCAACGACTACTAATGGATCCACTTATACTAGTCCTTTATAATATTTCTTATACGATGGATTTGATAGATTTACTCCACCATATTCACCTTTAATACTTTTACCAATATATCCACCAGCATTAAGTTTTACTCTTCCACCTTTTTTATACTCTTTCTCCCATCGCTGTGCGATTTCAGGGTGGTTAGCGTGCATGTATCGTCTTTGCTTTTCTGACTTAAAAGGCATTAATCTTTCCAACCGCCTTGGGGTCTTTTCTTATCATAGTGTCTTTTTG